GAGACCAGATTGCCCCAGATTTTACAGAGAGTTTACAAACCAGCCCCCCAGAGATGGTTTGACCGGATTGTCAGGCACTGGTATTCTGCTTGAGCGTCACTGATGCAAGGAGGGTTTGAATCGTGAACTACGCAGAAGAAGCACTGACCCGTGGCTGGTTCCCCATTGGCATGGGAGACTCCGCCGGGATGGCCCGGATCAACCAGCAAAGCCATACCATCGACACCGCCACCTGCAACATCGAAGCCTGTGAGGGGCTGTTCGCCCACATCTCCTTTGCCGAGATGGACTACCTCACCCTGAAGTGGCTCCAGTTCCGCGAGGATGGCTCGCTCGATGGCCTGCCTGAGTCGGCAAAGTCGAGCAACAAACTCAACTTTGACCTCGTTGCCACCGAAGAGGACAAGGGGTGCAGCGATTGCGACGAGGAGAAGGAACTCCCGTCGGCATGGTCGCCCTGCATCTCCTACTACCCCGGCGAAGATGGCGTCGATTACTTCGAGATCATCGACCAAGACGGCGATATGGTCTCCCTGCCGGGGCACATGGCCCGCCAGTACGCCAAGCTGATCGAAGCGACGGGGCATTCCGCTTGAACTCCCTCGCTGAGGCATTCACAGCACGTCAGTGCAACATGTGTTCGGACGAAGAGCTTGCCCTCGAAGGCTTCATCGGCATTATCCCGGTCGGCTTCTGTGAAATCTGCTGGAACGGGCTGGTTGAATACATCCACTCGCTCGAACCGTGCAAGCATGGCTGGGACTGCCGCGAGTGTGAAGACGATGACGACTCTTAACCTCTCTGGAACGCCCTTCGATGGGGCGGATCGTGGCTCCCGACCAGCCCGTCCGCCCCATGTCTACCCGGAAGGGGCACCGTGGCCGTCGGGGGAGTACTTCGGATACGAAGTTGAAGACCTCGCCAAGTCTGAGAAGCGCCAGTGGTACTGTCGTTTCCTCTGCGCCCCCGGCGGCTACTGGTTCGCAACCTTTCAGGATGGCTCAATGGCGGACACCTCGCTCTTTGGCTCGGGCGACAGCCCGCGCGAGTCGTTTTACTCGCTGGTTGAGCGGTTCAAGGTCGTCAACGGGGGCAGTTTGACCCCCTCCTTGGCCGACCATATCCCCGCGCTTGAGTACGCCCTTGACCAGCAGGGTCTCTAGCGGGATCTGATTGTCCGACACAGGGTGATGAGTTATACTTAGTATGGCTCACGGGCCACCTCCTCATCGGGGCCGGGTGGTTTGCCCTCCTTTCCCATCCGGCCCCTACTTTCTCTCCCGTGAGGATAAAAAGATGGCAAAGCGTTATCCCAAACTCTCCCAGACTGTGAACTTCGCCCCCCTGCACACCCCCTTTGAGGTGCAGGCGAAAAAGCTGGCGAACGCATGGCTCAGTGCATCTTCTCCTGCTGAGACCCGTGACACCTTCTCCGGCTTCAGCGCCGCCAAGCTCAATGGCTATGTCCTGCTCATGCAGTTTGATGAAGGCAAGCCGGTCGGCGTGGTTGCCGTGCATCAGGATTACTGCACCTCCTTGATGGAGACCTTCAACCGCGCGGCGACTGGCCCGGATTTCGGCGCAGCCCCGATGGCTGCGGGCGAAGAGGCGGTGGAGGACAGCGACGATGTCAGCGCCGGGTAATGTCCAGAAAGTTCCCAACAGTCGGGACAACTGGCGTACCCCCGACGATGTCTACGCCGCCCTGAACTGGGAGTTTGGCTTTTTTCTTGACGCAGCCGCGTCCAAGGAGAACCACAAGACCCCCAAGTACCATCGCGGCCCCTGCACGGGCGAGGAGTACACCTGTATCTGTGGACTCCACGCCGCGTGGATCGGCCCCGTGTTTCTCAATCCCCCCTACGGCGATGGCTTGGCGGCGTGGATGGTGAAGTGCAACGTCGAGGCGAACCAAGGCCAGACCGTGGTCGCCCTTGTGCCCTGTTCGGTCGAGGCCCAGTGGTACAAGGAGGCGATGGAGACCTGCGACGAGGAGCGTCGGCTTGTGCGCCGCATCCAGTTCATTGACCCGGACACCGGAAAGGTGGGCGGGAGCAATACCCGTGGCTCCACCGTCTTTGTCTGGCGTCCCTACCCGGATACCCGCAAGGCTCCACCGCGCACCTTCTACTGGGACTGGAGGCCAGCCCGTGCTTAATGACCCTGCCCTGATTCCGTCCGATATGGAGGCGGAGCGGCGCGTTATCGGCGCTCTGCTCTTGCAGCCGTCCCTTGTCCCTGACACCCTTAACACCCTCTCCTCCACCGACTTCTACGTGAAGCCCTATGGCTGGGTGTTCAACGCTATCGCTGACCTTGCGATGGCCGATGACCCCGTCTCCGTAGAAACGGTGGCTCGACGGCTGGGGGAGATGCGGGTGGCGGGGAATCGCAAGCCCATCGATGAGATGGGCGGCACGGCCCGCATCGCGGAGACCCTTGAGGGGGTCATGCCGGATGAGTTGGAGTTCTGGACAGGCCGGGTCAAGCAAAAATCGCGCGAGCGCACGGCGCTCGATGTGGTCACCCGCGCCCGCCAGCGCATCCTCGATGGTACGGACGAGATGTCGTCCGTTCTCTATGACCTTGAAGGCGGGCTGGTCAGCCTTGCCAGTGGTTCCCGCACCGGCATCGCCGGGGCGTCCGCTGATCAGGCGATGGACGAGGCATGGGAGCGCGTCGAACGCTACATGGATGACCCCGACGCGGTCGCGGGCCTGCCCACGGGCTGGTACTTCTTCGACCGGCTGGTCGATGGCTTCCGCCCCGGCAATTTGTATATTTTTTACGGTCGCACCAGCCAGTTCAAGTCATGGTTCACGACGCAGGCGTTCTTCCGCGTCACCCGCCAGCAGATCCCCGGCTACTGGTTCACGACCGAGATGCCACGGGGCGAGGTCATGGAGCGGCTGCTCCAGACCGAGGCGGGGGTGAACCTGCGCTGGGTGCGGCGCGAGGGCACCATCGGCCAGTACCGGCAGCGCCTCGAACGGGCGGCATCCCACATCCGCCAGTACCCGCTCACCATCTGCGACCGCTCGCTCGACATCAACACCCTCAAGGCCGAGGTCATGCGCCGCAAGAAGTGGGGCGAGATCGAGTACGTCCTCATCGACTTGGTCAATCAGGTCTCGACCAACGAGTACAAGGACGACTCCATCGCCAAGCAGAACGTGATCATGGCTGCACTGAAAGACCTCGCCAAGGATGCGATGGTGCCCATCGCCGTCGTTGCCCACACGAACAAGGGCGACAAGAACAGCTACCGGGATACGTCACTTGCTCTGGAAGACATGAAAGGAAGTTCATCCTTGTATCAGGATGTTGACCTTGCTGTCTCCCTCGTGCCCGTGCGCCAGTCCTACGAGACGGGCGACTGGGAGGGCATGACCCGTGACGAGATGGGCATGGCGGCATCCCGTGGCGGGGGCGGGCAGGTCATCCTCAACGCCGCCATCACAAAGAACCGGCAGGGCGAACTTGGCTCCGTCAAGTTCCTGATCGACTTCAATCAAGGCGGTCGGATTACCGAGTTCGAGAAGCCGACGTGGGTGCAGAAGCCGATGGCCGATATGGATGCTGCCGGGTAACTGACTTGCAATCCAACATTGCGTAGTGTTACTCTCCATAACACAAGAGAAATATCAACTTGTGAGCAGTAATGGGGAGATACCCTCCGTGTTTCATCTTGGGCGAATGGCAGTATCAAGCGTGGCTTGAGGCGGCGCGGTGGTCGGGCTGGGATATGCCCGAGCCGTCTTACTGCCACGACTGTACGCCCGTCTACAAAGAGATGATGCTGGCAATTGGTAAATGCACCAAGCCAGAAACCATCTTTGCCTATGTCTCGCCGAATCCCGGCTCAGACGACATGGAGCCATCCCTCTGCGGTTTGGCCCCGGATACGTTTGAGCGCCTGAAAAACCTGAAGAAGATTGTCGATGGGCCAACGCCGGTACCTGAACCAGAATGAAACTCGCGACCTCATCTACCACATCGCCGGGAAGGGGGAGGGGTACGATAAGTACATTGAATGGTGCGAACGCAACTACATTCAGAACCGCTTCTCCCCGGCCTATCTGCACAAGTGGGTACAGAAGAAGCGCATCTCGATCAAGGCGGCACGAGTGGAACACGCGGAGGAAGTAAAGAAGAACGCGCTCGCGGACAAGCAACTGCGCGTTAGCCTGCTCGAAGGCACCGTCTCCCGCCTGCGCGATATGCAGAAGGTCATCATTGACGGTGGACACGACTGCCCCGAGTGCGACAAGCCCCACGTCGATGTGGACAAGCTCCTTCGCGTCGAGGAGCAGTTGCGGAAAACCCTTGAGGCCATCGCCAAGGAGATGGGCGAGTTCAATAAGGCACCAGATCAAAGTGAGACTACGTCTCAAAAGCTCGATGTTATTCTGATTGAGATGGCAAAAAAGAGCGGGCTGCTTGCCGCCCCCGAGCCAGCGGTGCAGGGCGAGTACCGGGAGGTGGAGTGATGGAGCGGCTGCCCTACGCCATCAAGCAGCCGATCTTCGAGGCGATGGGCGTAACCTTTCACCCCGAGCAGGAAGAAGTTGTACGCGCAAACAATCGCCAGCTACTCGTAGTCGGCGGCGAACGCGCCGGGAAGTCGTACGTCGAGGCGGCAGACAAGGTGCCCTACCTCGTCCTTCTCCCGATCCTCAAGCCGGGTAAACGCTGGCAGGAGTTCCGCAGCGGCAAGGTCAAGGCCCGTTCCCCGGACTTCGTCTTCTTCGGCCCGTCCTACAAGGAGCCAAAGGCAGAGTTTGAGTACGTCGAACACTGGCTCGATGAACTGGGCAAGCTCTGCAAGGACACCATGAACCGCCCCTCCAAGCCCGACGATGGCCCGTGGCGGCTGGTCACGACCGACGGTGTCGTCCTCACGACGTGGACGCTCGATGACCCCGGCACCGTCCGCTCCATCCCCCTTGAGGGGGCGATGATTGTCGAGGCGGGGCGCTGCCCCAAAGAGGGCTACGAGCGCATCCGCTCCCGCGTCTCGACCACGCGGGGCTTCATCGACCTCTCCGGGACGATGGAGTTTTCGGAGAAGTGGTACACGGACTTGGCCCTTGAGGGCAAACGCGAAAACGATAAAGACCTGAAGACGTTTTCCATCCCCGTCTGGACAAACCGCTCCTCTTTCCCCGGTGGTGAGAACGATCCCGAGATCCTCTCGATGAAGAAGTTCTACACGGACGATGTCTGGGCGATGCGCTTCGCCGCCGAGCCACGTCCCCCGGGCGACCGTGTCCTGAAGGAGTTCACCGAGGCGATGATTCAGGATGTCGATGTGCCAGATGATGCCCTCTGGGAGGTGGCGATTGACCCCGGCTACGCCAGTGCCTACGCCGTCCTCTTCGTCGCCTCGTGGATGAAGTACAGTGAGGATGACGAGGGCAACAAGAAGAAGCTGGGCAAGCAGTTCCATGTCGCCGCCGAGTTCTACGAGCAGGGACTGAACACGGACGACGTAGTCAGCCTCGTCGTCAAGCACCCCCTCTGGCCCAAGGTCGTGAAGTCCAAGTCCGGGGTGATGGACATCGCGGGCAAGGGCCACCGCGACTCGACCGAGAGTGCGCTGGAGAAGTGGAATAAGTTGACACCACTGAACTTCTTTATGCAGTACTGGCACGAAGAAGCCCTGCGCGAACGCCTTCGCACTTCTGCAAAAGGTGGGCAACTCACAATTAGCCCGTCCTGTGTTGGCCTTATTGCCGAGGCAGGACTGGGGGAACCCGTCTTTCCTGAGATGCACCCGTGGAAGTACCACCTAGACAGAAGTGGTACGATTACATCTGAAAAACCTATAGACCGATGGAACCATTCTGTCAAGGCACTAGGCTACCTATTGCTGAAACATCTTGGGCCGGTCGAGTATCTCAATGAAGGGCCGATGACGGTGAACCGGATGCGGAAAAACAAACCACATTCGTCGTACTTTGTTCAGAAGCCAAAGGCACGGTTGTAATTGCTCGCTCCAACGAACGAACAAGAAGCCTACGATCTTCTTCAGGCGGCGAAGTCGCTGTACAAGGATCTGTTCGACACGTTCGATGAGGACGCGAAATATTACGAGGGCGACCTCGGTGACTTCATCGAGGTGCCCGACGACTACGATGTCACCGTTCCCACAACAGGCCGCGCGGTTATTGACGAAGCCGTCGATAATATTATGCCCGACGAGATGCGCCACACCTACCCGCCGCGTGGCAACAGCCCGACGGCGACGCTCAATGCGGAGAACATCGGCAGGTTTCTCAAGAGTACATGGGACTACTGGCGCACCTTCTCCTCCGACATTGATCCCATCTATGACGCCGCCAAGAACCTGAACCTGCACGGCAAGTGCGCGGTGAAGATTGTCCCGGACTACACCCTCTGGCCCTCGATGACCGAGGAGCGCAAGCGCGACTTGGCAACTGACCCCAAGAAATTGAAGCGCGAAGTCAGCCGGATCAAGAACTTGCGTGAGGAGTTCTTCCCGCTCGTCTGCCGTTCCATCCCCCCGTCCTGCATCATGGAAGACCCGACGCCGAACACCCGCAAGCAGTGGGTGATTGAGCGGTACTCGGCCTCCTTCGATGAGGTACGAAACCTCTACTCCAAGTACGAGATCGACTTCCACGACTACGTTCACTCGACCGCCGCCTACGAGATCGCTGAGATCTGGACGACACCGAAGCTCAATGACAACGGCCAGTTCGAGGGCGGCAAGCACTGGATTTACATCTCCGGCGATTGCGTTCTCGAAGAAGATCACGACTGGCTCTATCTGCCCTACATCATCAAGTACTCCGGCTATGGCCGGGAGACCTACGAGGGCAAGCCCGAACTCAAGGCAGTCGGCCTGTTGACCAAGCAGGTCAAGAGCATGGTGCTGGCGGAGGCCCGCCGCGCCACCCACTTCGACGCCATCATGTCGCAGCTTGCCTTCCCCATCGCCTTCATCAACCAGAAGGTCAACCTCGAAGAGTTCTCCTTGGCCCCCGGTGCGATCAACCGGGTCTCGGAGGATGTCCTTAAAGACCTCGACAAGCTCTGGATCAAAGCGCCGATTCCTCACCCTGAGTACATGGCGTCGCTTGGCTACATTGGCGGGCAGATTGAACGCGGCACCACCCAGCGCATCCTGCGCGGGGCGGGCGTCCCCGGCACCGACAGTGCCGCCCAGCACCGGGCCATCTCCGCGCAGGCGGGCCTGCGCCTGAAGCACACCGAACGCGCCCTCAAGTCGATGCTGATGGAAGGCAACCGCCTCATCCTCTATTTCATTGACGAGATCCTCGAATCCGAAGTGAGCATCTTCGCGGGCGAGGCGCGGGTGGACAAGCACAGCGTTTCGCCATCCCATATTCGTGGGCGCTACGCCACCCATGTCGAGTTCCTCCCCAGCGAAGACTCGGTCAAGGAGCGCAAGCTCGTCCTTGCCGGTGATGCCAAGAACAAGATCGGCCTGTCCCGCTGGGACGCCCTCATGTACGCGGGCTTTGACAACGCGAGCGACCTTGTCGCCCGCGCCGAAGCGGATGAACTCTTGCAGGAACCGATGGTCAAGCGGGCACGGGCCAAGGCGTTGCTTGAGGACTGGGGCTACGACATCGAGGCTATCGCCCTCGAAGAGCAACTTCGGCAACTCCAGCAGCAGGTCATCCTGCGTGATGCCTCGAACGCCATCCAGTCTGGCACGGTCACCG